GAAGGAATATCTGATGATATGCCTATACAAGGGGATATCCCTGAAGATGCTTATACGCCCGAAGATCAAATTAATGCTGAAGCTTTACAGCTTCCTGATGATGAGATGGAAGGTGATTTTGTTGATTATGTTTTAGATGAAGCTCTCGAAGAAGAGGAACAAAGTTACTTAATGGGCGCTCTAGAAGCAGACCCACGTTTAAGTGAAATATTTGATAAGGTCGTTCAAACGGCCTCAGAATTTACTGGTGAAGGGACCGTAGAAGGCCCTGGAACTGGTGTTTCAGACTCGATACCGGCTAGATTGTCGGATGGAGAGTTTGTAATATCGCAGAATGCTACCGAACAGATAGGTGCAGATAACCTGCAATCCCTTATGGATGACGCAGAACGTGCCTATGATGGTGGAGTACAGCGAATGGAATATGCATTTGGTGGAGCAGTCTCTGAAGAAGAGCGACTACTCAACAATAGTAGGGATGAAGAGATTAAGAAATCTATGCTCTCTGCTAATCGTATGCCAAGTGTTGGTAGATAGAGCTACCCGAAAGGCCCTCTATCATTTAAATTGTAACGGCTACCTTGAAGTAGGCAAGCCCCAACGATAGTTCTAGGCCAAAGAACTTATTCGTCTGGCTACCTTGTACGAGACAAGCCCCGTGAAGGAGAAGTGATGTGTCAGAAGTAGAAGAGAATTTAGTAGAACCAGAAGCGAATATGTATAATGCAAAGAAGCCTTGGCATCAGCCAGACGGCGCTCAGACGCAAAGTGCAGATTCATTATTTTACGAAGGTCAGGCTACCCCGCAAGCGGCCCCTGAAGAAGAGCAAACAGAAGCTCCTAAACGTAAAAGGACCAATTATAAAAAAAGATACGATGATCTAAAGAAGCATTATGATGATAAGGTTTCTTCGTTTAAACAACGAGAACAAGAATTCTTAGCAGACGCTAGGGCAGGACAGCCTCAGTATGAAGCACCAAAGAGTGTCGAAGATCTCGAAAAGTTTAGACAAGAGTATCCTGATTTGTATGAAACGGTTGAAACCGTTGCTCATTTGCAAAGTGAACGGCAAGTAAGTGAACTTCAAGGACAGTTATCTGCAATACAACAACGTGAGGCAGATATAATGCGCCGAGAAGCTGAAACTAGCTTGCGAGATCGTCACCCCGATTTTGAAAATATACGAGGTGACGAGGGCTTTCATACTTGGGCAAAGGAACAGCCGGATGAAATACAAGACTGGGTATATAAAAACCCTAATAATATTGAATTAGCTTCTAAGGCTATTGATCTTTATAAAATGGAAAATGGTGTACAACCTCCTCAATCTCGAAGACAATCACAACGGTCTAAAGAAGGCTCGGCAGCAGATTTAGTTTCGACTAAAACTACAACTGTAGATACTGCACAAGGGTCTAAAATTTGGACTGAACGGGAGATTGCTGCGATGTCTTTAGACGAGTTTGATGCCCATGAAAATGAGATTAATCAAGCACTGACTGAAGGCAGAGTAGTCAAATCATAATTTTTTGTCTAATTTGGAGTAAATAAATATGGCATATAATCAAAGTGACCAATACTTTGAGCCTAGTACAGATACTGACGCTAACTTTGCGAACTCCGTAAGTACTCAGACGAATTCGTTTTTCTTGCCAGCCGTCTATTCTAAGAAAGTTCTAAACTTCTTTAGGAAGGCGTCCGTAATTGAAGCCATTACTAATACTGATTATGCTGGTGAAATTACAGCCTTTGGCGATTCTGTAAAGATCGTTAAAGAGCCTACCATCACCGTATATCAATACGAACGTGGTGCAGATGTAACGCAATCGAAACTGACTGATGCTGAAGTAACGCTGATTGTAGATACGGCTAACGCCTTTAAGTTCAAGGTTGATGATATTGAAGCCTCAATGTCTCATGTGAACTGGCGTGAAGCTGCCTCATCTTCGGCTGCATATGCATTGCGAGATGCATTTGACGAAGGTGTTCTTGCAACGATGTTCAGCGGTGTAGCTGCTTCCAGCCCTAATCATATTTTAGGTTCTGATAGTGCTACTGATCTTGCGGCTGGTACGTTTGATGGCACAGGTAATCTTGACATTGGTTTTGGTTCGTCAGAACATGACCCTATAGATGTTTTAGCACATATGGCCCGTCTTTTAGACGACCAGAATGTTCCTGAAGAAGGTCGCTGGTTCGCAGCCGCACCTGAATTCTATGAGGTTCTATCTGGGACTGCATCCAAACTATTGTCTGTTGACTACAACGCTGGTCAAGGTTCAATAAGAAATGGTCTAGTAACTTCTGGTAAGTTGCGTGGATTTAGTATGTACAAAACGAATAACATTGCGGCAACGTCTAACGCTGCTGGTAAATGTATCGCTGGACATATCAGTTCAACTGCAACGGCTCAGACAATTACGAGTACTGAAGTAATGCGTGATCCTAGTTCCTTTGGCGATATAGTACGAGGGCTTCATGTATTTGGAGCTAAAGTACTTCGTGACGAAGCACTGGTATCTGCATTCTATGGTATCGACTAGTAATTAAAAGAAGAGGAGGGGGGGTCGGATTCGGCTCCCTTTTTTCTTTTTTTTCATTTCAACAATTAAATAAAGGAAAAAAAGTATGTCTATAGTAAATATCAGAGATACGGGCCGCAACTCAGCGAGAACCAGCGATGTTCGGGAACTTGCGACGAAGGTTCAGAAGCCCTCAGATACAGAGGCAATTACAGCGGCAAATACTATTACGGCTGCTGAGTCTGGTACTCGTTTTGTGATGAACACAGCGACTGCTAGAATCCAAACTCTACCAACGCCTGCGGCTGGGCTTGAGTATTGGTTCTATGTCGGTGCTACTGAACCTACAGGTTCTCATACTATTGTGACAGCTTCAAGCGCAAACATTATTGTAGGTAATGTTTCTTCACCTGAAGATGCAGCAGGAAATGTTGCTACTGTTACAGATGCCGATACAATTTCGTTAATAGCTAGTAAGGCTGTTCATGGCGATTATGTTCATGTGTGGTCGGACGGAACGAACTGGTATCTTGATGGCGCATGTAAAGTACAAGACGGTATTACGACGACGCAAGCGAGCTAATAGATGGCTCAATTAGGCTCTGATGAAAAACCTGTAATGTTTAGAAAAGCGATTGTTAGTAAGAATAGTCGCTTCAGGAAGAACTTTGATAAAAAAAAGTATGATAAAAACTATGATCGTATTTTTAATAAAGAAAAGGCTTATTCCGAAGCTATGCAACAAGAGGACTTAGAACCTATTAATGATATGCTAGCCATCCCAACGAAGGCTGGGTGGTAAATAACAACACGTATAACGATAGAAGGTAATAAATGGCAACATTTCTTAATTTAACGAATGAGTTATTAAGAGAATTGAATGAGGTTATATTAACTTCTTCAAACTTTAGTAGTGCTGTTGGTGTACAGCAACATGCTAAGGATTCGGTTAATCGTGCTTATTTAGATATTGTAAATGAAGAACCTCAGTGGCCCTTCTTAGCTACGGCTGAGAGCGGGGCTACTGATCCTATGTATGGTAATGCTTATATAGAAACGGTTGCAGGAACTCGATGGTATGAACTGAAGCCCACAAGTTCTAGTATTACAACCGATTATGGTTCAGTAGACTGGGATAACTTCATGCTAACTACTGTGGGGGTAAGTAATGAGGCCGCTCCTTATACAATAAAAAATCTTAAGTATACGACTACAGAAGAATGGAAGGATTACCTACGGATCTCTGAAAATCAAGATGATGCTAATACGACACAATACGGTGTTCCGAGTCGAGTTATTCGTAGTCCTGATGCTAGAAATTTTGGATTAAGCCCGATACCTGATCAAGTTTATAGGATCTGGTTCTTTGCTTGGGATCTTCCAACAGAGCTAGCTGCTCACGGAGATACTATAGTATTTCCTGATATTTATAGAACAGTTCTTTCAGCTAGAGCAAGATACTATATATGGCAGTTTAAGGATAACCCTCAAGCGGCTGCATTCGCCTTAGATGACTATAAAAAAGGCATTCGTATGATGCGGTCTACTCTACTTGAACCGACACCAAGTTATTTTAAAGACGATAGAATAGGCTTTATTTAACGTGGCAGCCACACAACCGTTTGGTCTTTCTTGTAAAGGAGGTTTAAATACAAACCTCAATCAACTTGCAATGCTTGGGCAGCCTGGACTCGCTACAAAGTTAAAAAACTTTGAAGTCGATCCTGATGGTGGTTATAGGCGTATCAGTGGCTTCTCGCAGTTCGGAGATGGCACAAGACCTAACAGTAGTAATGATATCTTAGGGCTTCATGTTTATGCTGATGGCGTTATTGCTTGTTCAGGAACAAACGCTTATTTCAGTCAAGATGGAGATAGCTGGCTACAAATAAATAAAGCTAGTGTTGCTGCTGGCGGAGATGACTATACTGCCTTTACAGGACGTAGTGCGGCAGCAAGAACTTCACAAGACTTAGCGACCTTCACAACCTACGAAGGTAATACAGACTATGGCGAAGTTATTATTACAGACAGGGGTTCGGGTGTTAAGCCGATGTACTTTAAGATGACAGGCACAGGAAGTGCGTTATCAAGCAGGACTTATTTCTGTAAAGAGATTACGGTAAGCAGCACTGAGTATCCTAAGTTTTGTGTAATACACGATAAACATTTAGTAGTCGCTGGAGCAGCAACATCACCTAATACTGTTTATTACAGCGGTACAAGTGATATAGATGATTTTACGAGTACAGGTTCTGGTAGTATTCTTTTAGATGATAAAGTGGTAGGCATAAAGAGCTTCCGTGAGGACTTAATTATCTTTTGTGCTAACTCGATTTATAAATTACAGAATATAAATAATTCTAGTACTATTGTAGTTACGCCTATCACAGAGAATGTAGGTTGTCTCGATGGTAATAGTATTCAGGAGATTGGTGGTGATCTAGTCTTTTTGAGTCCTGATGGCATCCGTACAGTTGCTGGTACAGCACGTATTGGTGACGTTGAGTTAGGTTCTGTTAGTAGACAAATACAGTCTGTTATTGGAACTTTAGCTGCTTCGATAAACACATTTAGAGTGAGTAGTACAGTATTAAGAAGCAAATCGCAATATCGTTTATTTTATTCAGCAGCGGGAGCGACTTCTTCAACATCAAAAGGAATTATAGGCACTATTACTCCCGAAGGGTTTGAGTGGTCAGAAACATTAGGAATACAGGCTCATGGGTTAGTAGCTGGTTTTAATAAGGATGGTGTAGAAAAAACATATCATGGGGATAAAGATGGTTATATTTATGTACATGATGATGGTGACATATTCACACCAGCAGGAGTAGACACTAATATTGCAGCAGAATATCAAACGCCAAACTTTGATTTTGGGGATATAGGAACAAGAAAGACTTTATTCTATATAAGAATATCTATGTCCCCAGAAGGGGACACATCACCGACACTACGAGTTCGTTATGACTATGAAGATAATAATATACCCCAACCAGAAAATTCTACAATAGATGTACCATTACCTGCAATATTTGGTAATTCAGACAGTACTTTTGGATCAGCAACCTTTGGAGCTAGTAATGACCCAATGGTCAGACATGCTGTACAAGGAAGTGGGCATACATGTAGCTTTAAAATCTTTAGTGACGATCAAAAAGCACCCTATGCAATTAATGGTTTTTATGTAGATTATGCACCGTCAGGCAGGAGATAAATAAATGACGCAGACCTATACACGACAGAGTTCTTTAGCAGATGGGGATACAATCACAGCGGCTCTATTTAATGACGAATACAACCAATTAGTTAATGCTTTCACGTACTCGACTACTTCGTCCTCGACAGGGCATCAGCACGATGGTACGGCGGCGGAGGGCGGTAATGTTCATACGATTGGTGATTTAGATTTCCTTAATAAGATAGTTGCAGATAGTACTAATAATCGTTGGGGAGTCTTTGTAGAAGTCTCTAGTGCCGCCGTAGAACAATTAAGAATTTCTGATGGTGTTATATCCCCCGTAACAGATAATGATATAGATTTAGGCACAAGCTCTCTAGAGTTTAAAGACCTCTTTATAGATGGGACTGCACACATTGATACACTTGACGTAGATGTAAACGGCACAGTAGCAGGAACCTTTGGAGTTACTGGAGCTACTACACTATCTAGTACTCTAGCAGTCACAGGAGCTGTTACAGGTTCAAGTACAGTACAAGGTACTACAATTACAGCAACCACAGCCTTTGTTCCAGATGCTTCCGATGGAGCAGCACTAGGAACAAGCTCATTAGAATTTAGTGATTTATTCCTTGCAGATGGTGCAGTAATAAACTTTGGTGATGACCAAGACGTTTCTCTTACACACGTAGCTGACACAGGATTACTTCTTTCAAGTACTGACCAACTTCAGTTTGGTGATTCAGGTACTTATATTTATCAATCAGCAGATGGTGTCTTAGACTTAGTATCAGATACAGAGATTGAGATCAACGCTACTACTATTGATATAAATGGTAACGTAGATGTATCAGGTACACTAACTGTAGCAGGCGCTGTAGACTTTGGAGATGCTGCACTAAGTAACGTAGGTGCTGTACAATTAGATAGTATAGCAGGTGACGGAGATACTAATACAAGCATTACATTCTCAGGCTCTGATGTCATTACTATAGCTACAGGCGGTTCTGGTAGATTGACAATAGGTGACGGAGCATTATCTCCTGTCACAAATAATCAAATAGATTTAGGTACAAGTTCTTTAGAATTTAAAGATGCGTTTTTTGACGGAACTGTGACAGCAGATGCGTTTGCAGGGCCTTTAACAGGTAATGTTACAGGGAACGCTTCGGGTACAGCTTTGACTGTAACACAAGCAGCACAAACAGCTATTACAAGTGTAGGTACACTAACAGCTTTAACAGTTGATGATGTAGCTATAAACGGTAAAGTCATTACGATGACTGGTGATACTAGTGATACTACAGTAATTACAGCAGGTACAAATGGAACATTAAGTATAGTAACAACTGACGCAGCAGCCGCAGCCGCTAATATTCAAATAACAGCAGACGGTACAGTAGATATTGATTCAGCAGGAGTATTAACTCTAGACTCTGGGGCAGCAATTAATATTGAGCCAGCCGCAGGATCAGCAATTCTATTAGATGGTACGATCAGCGTAGATGCAGGAGTAGTCACGGGTGCAACAAGTATCACATCTACGGCCTTTGTAGGAGCTTTAACAGGTAATGTTACAGGTAATGCTAGTGGCACAGCAGCCACAGTAACAACTGCAGCACAATCAAATATTACAAGTCTTGGAACTCTTACAGCCTTAACAGTAGATAATCTTGGTGTCAATGGTAATACTATTACAGCAAACTCTGGTGCTTTAAATCTTACACCTGCAAGTGGTTCTGCTATCGTTTTAGATGGAACAATCAATGTAGACGCAGGAGTAGTAACAGGTGCAACAAGCGTTACATCAACAGCGTTTGTTGGTGGCTTAACAGGTAATGTTACAGGTAATGCTAGTGGCACAGCAGCCACAGTAACAACCGCTGCTCAAACTAACATTACTAGCCTTGGAACCTTGACAACTCTTACTGTTGATAATGTTATTATTAATGGAACAACTATTGGACACACAGGAGATACAGATTTAATAACAGTAGCTTCAGGAATAGCTACAGTAGCCGGTGAAGTCTCAATGACTACACTGGACATAGGTGGAACAAATGTTACATCTACTGCTGCTGAGTTAAATATCTTAGATGGTGTTACTAGTACTGCTGCCGAGCTTAATGCCTTAGACGGTATTACTGCGGTAGTCGGAGAGCTTAATGCTCTTGACATAGGCAGTACAGCAGTTGGTACGGCAGTGGCTTCTAAAGCAGTTATACTAGATTCTAATAAAGATTATACAGGTGTTAGAAATTTAACAATCTCGGGAGAGTTAGATGCAGCTACACTAGACATTTCAGGTGCAATAGATGTTGCAGGAACAGCTAACCTCGACGTTGTAGACATTGATGGCGCTGTGGATATGGCTAGTACCCTTGCAGTTGCAGGCGTGTTAACAGGCGCTTCTCTTGATATCAGTGGAGACATCGACATTGATGGCACCGCCAACCTAGACATCGTAGACGTGGACGGCGCTGTAAACTTTGCAGCAGACGTAACGTATGCAGATGGTTCAGACATCATCACGGCTTCCGCAGGAACCTCAAACTTCAGAGCAGGCGTCAACGCAGGTAATAGCATTGAGTCTGGCGGAAATTACAATGTGGTTGTGGGCGATGAAGCAGGTACGGCGATTACTACGGGGGATAGGAATGCTGCGGTCGGATATCAGGCGCTAGATGCTACCGATACAGGCAGCCATAACGTGGCTGTGGGTTATCAGGCAGCAACTGCCAATTCAAGCGGTGCCGCACTGATCGCCATCGGAGACAATGCACTAGCAGCAAATACCACGGCGAATTACAACGTGGCGGTTGGAAATGCCGCTCTAAAGACCAATACGACCGGCGCGAACTGCGTAGCCGTAGGGGCAGATTCTCTGGATGCAAACACCACGGGAAGTAACAACACGGCAATAGGCACTGCTGCGCTTTCAACAAATCAAACTGGGATATCTAATCTAGCCGCAGGAACGTATGCTTTACAAGCTAGTACTGCGGCTAATAACGTGGGAATTGGTTATTCCGCAGGATTGGCAGTATCAACAGGCGCTCAAAACACTATTATTGGCACTGTTTGTCACGATAACCTGACAACGGGGTCGTATTGTATAGCCTTGGGGTATAACAATGGGCCAAGTGCTGTTGATGTAGATCAAGAAATCGTTATCGGCAATAGCATCACCGGAGCTGGCACAAATACGGTAAGGATTGGAACGAGCAGCGGCGGAACAGCTACTCTTGGCTTAGATGGTTCAGACACATCATGGGCAGCAGCTTCAGATTCAAGACTTAAAAAGGATGTAGCTGATTCCACTGTCGGTTTATCGTTTTTGAATGATTTGCGACCAATTACGTTCAAATGGCAACATAAGAACGCAGTAGCCGAAGACCTTCCACAGTACGATGCTGATTCTTCAGACCCGATTTTTGGCGAAGGCAAGGCTCATCACGGCTTTATAGCCCAAGAGGTTAAGGCCGTTATTGACGACCATTCTGACGTTCTTGATGGCAACAATATCTGGCATGAAGACCCTGACGGCACACAGCAATTGTCGCAGGGTAATTTAGTGCCGATGCTGGTACGAGCAATCCAAGAACTTTCTGCACAAGTGGAAGAATTAAAAGCCAATCCTAGATGCAAATGTAACGGAGAATAGACACATGGCACAAACAGTAACAGAAGTGCTAACAGCGGCTACCGATTCGGTGACGCTGATTACGGACATCAACAGCAACGGCAGTTCCTCCGATCATGTTCAGGCGGGAGCAACCCAAGCTGAAATCAACGAGCAGGTTCAGCGAAATGTAGATCATCTGTCTATTATTTTGCTCTATGCCCCGGTTGATTCAGATGACGATACGCCCGATGTAGCAGGCTCGCCTGTAAGCAAGACCAGCTACACGGCAGCCATAACGATGGGCGACGCTTATGTCGCAGCGAATCCTTAATGGGCGATAAGGTAAGAGAAAGCCAGACTAGAGAAAGGGCAGCAGGTATCCTCCTTGCACCATTTCATCCTAACATTAACATATTATCGGAGCACAGAAAAGCATGTCAATAGAAACCGAAGCAACAAAACCTCTAGTGGATGCAATAGCTGTGACGGCAACGGCTTCAACCCTGTTTGGCTGGCTCCCACCGACAGTAGCTCTTCTTACACTATTGTGGACATTAATTAGAATTTATGAGACTGCAACAGTTCAGAAGCTTGTAAAAAAATATAAGGGGCGTATATATAATGCCAAAAATGTATGACGAAGGCTTTCCGTATCCAAAGAGTGGGGTACAGCCTAACAATAGTGATAAACTAAATCCTCCTAATGGGGGGCCAGCAAATATTCCAGGTGGAGTAAACGATATTTATCTGCCTGAAGTTTCAAAAGTAGCTAATACAGATATATATTTGAAACAGAACCAAAGGGTTCCTGGTGGGGCAAACGATATTTATTTGCCAGATAATAAAGCTCTCTAATTATTAGGAAATAGAACCGATGAGTAAGAAACGCAGCAGTCGCAATACTAAAAGCGTCAAGAGATCTCTA